TATCTTTTTGTTGCACCATTGATCGTTCTTTTTATAATAACATAAACTTCATACTCATCTAAGTCTGTAGGAATAACTGCAACACTTTCACAAACTGCATTACCAGTTCCAAAAGAACCGCCAAAAATATGTCTATGCCAAGCGACTACTTGTTGATCTCTTTGATATGTAAGTGCTACCAATTCACCATCTTCTCTTACAGCATAAATAATAGATAGAGGTTCTTCTTGATATGCCATTTGTGTAATACCACCTTGTGTAATGTGTTCGGCAAGAATAGTTAAGTCTGGAGCAACATAACCATCAACATCAAAGTTGTAAGCTAGTTCTCTTATTTTTCTTTTAGCTCTTTGTAAAAATAATGTTGCGTTAGCTACTGGTACAGCATCTACGTTTGCTCCACCATAGTTTGATTGTTTTTTAATAATAATATTTGTTGGTGTAATCGCATCATTATCTCCACCTCCATAAACTGCAAACTCACCTCCTGCAGTTCCAATAATTAAAGTTCTAGTTGGTGAAAGAAATCTTATGGCATTAACTTGGTTGGATGCAATCGTATAAACAATAGCATCATCATCCGCCACAGTTCCGCCAATATTTGCATCCATGTTTTCATAATCACCTGACTTTGAAAAGTAAATTGTTTGCGGATTATTTAATGTTGCTGCGAAAACTAATCTTTGTTCAAAGAAGGTTACGCAAGATGGATGACCTGTAGTATCTGAAAATGCACCTAATGACCAATCAGTAGAAGCACTAGATGATCCTGTATCTTCTATTATCTCAACAGTTACAACTGTAGCATCTGTAAATCCTGTTACCTTTGCATAACCATCTCTAAATCTAATTAATCTTCCAACATCTGTTGATACAAATGTATTGGCACTAGCAGTGAAAGTTCTACCAGTTCCTACTGTATGTGCTGAAGCTGTGATTGTTGTAGTTGATGTGTTGGTATCTAAGTATGGACCATTAATAAAATCAACTGCAGTTAATGTCCAAGCTGTATGATCTGTTCTTGATAGTTTTCTTGTTGCATGACTAGGATGTGTTATGTACATCACATCGGCAGATTGTGCGAATTTAATATCAAATAGTTCTGCAGTTAAATATGGTGTAGATATTTCAAAAGCTGAACCACCTGATAATACTTGACCCTTATCTTTGTATACTCGCATATACTGATTGCCAAACTCAAGAATATAAGTTTGTGTTGTTGAAAATTCAAAAGGAATTAATCTTGTTTTTGCAGAAGATGTTTTTACTTCTGCTATGAATTGAGTACCCGGTCTACGAGCTGCAGCACCATGCGGATAGATAACTATATTCTCAAGTGTCTTACAGCCTGCAGGATATTTAGATAGATCATTTCTACCATCTAATCTTGGTGATAGTTCACCTGCTGTAAAGTTTGTAAGTTGTGCAGCTACTCTAGCCATGTATTAGAACCTTGCGTTTATAAATGTACCAGCATCTATAACATCTGCCATTCCATCTTCTTGAGTAGTATTATATCCTTCAGTTGAATCTACAAATCTAGCATCTTTTAATTTATCTTGATAAAGAGCTATCATGTTTTGTTGTGTGGTATTGTTAGATGTAACAGCGTATGCTATATCTGCAGCTAATGCTGCTGATAATGTTTCTCTTAAATTTTCATCATATTGATTTGGGTCTGTAACTCTTGAGATATATAATATCTTCATAGAAGAGTTGTTAGATAATATTGATCTACCTTCTACTTTATGATCTGAGTCATAATCTAATATTCTAAGTAATCTTAAACAATCACCCGGTAGGTCATATTTAAAACTGTAACCCCAAGCAGGAGTATCTGTTGATGATGATAGTTCTAATCTTTTCTGTAGGCAGTTCCAAGGATGTGATCTAAATACACTATCTCTTATCTGAGTAAATCTAGCATTACATAGTCTGCCATTTTTTGAATCTTCTGTTAAGGAAACAATAGTTGTAGCACCTAATTGATTTAATGCTCCATTACAAATGTCTACTACTGATGCCATACTACTTCCTTATAATATACTTACGCCTTATGTGTCTATCTTTTTCTAAGGCATGGATTTCTTGTTCTAATCTTTCTTCCTTCATATCAAATCCATAATGATATTTAGGACCATACTGAAACCTATCTACCAGTATGTATCTGTATACATAATTACCTTTCTTAAAATGTAATACAGTTTTTAAATCTTTAATTTGTTTCATTGCATCCTAGGGGAGTTCCACTCTCGCTTTCCTCCCCTAAAATTCTTTTTATTAGTCTACAACATAAGTCATGTGCAACTGAATAGTACCAGTACCATTAGCTCCTGCTAAAGTTACAGAAACTGGGATACCATCCTTATCAGCGTTCACAACTGAGTTCTCACCTAAAGCTATTGTTGTTGCAATAGCAGCAGATGAAGCAGATGCTGAAGAAGCAGCCGCTTTGAACTCATCAGCGTCAGCCGCTACAGTTGATCCTGAAGAATCAATGTATTCGTTATGACCAACCGCTAATGTAGTTGATGAACCTAGTGCATCATGTGCAAGTCTACCACCAAGGATTCTAGCTCCATTTGGTAAACTAAACATATGAATAGTAGATTGTTCTGCACTCGCTTCGTATTCTGCAAAAGCTACACGAACTCTACCTGCAAGTTCGTTAGTTTTTACTTTTTCAGAAGGAGTAGCAGCAATTTTCGCTTGTTGAATTGAATTTGCCATAATATTTTATCCTCCTCTATTACGCTTCGTGTGCTTGAACTTCTACTACTTTTTCTTCTTCCATTCTAGTAGCACCGATTGACATACAGTAGTACACCTGTGTTGCATAAGATTTGTCAGCTCTTTCGTCAATTCGAGCATTAACATCTTTACCAACAGCTAATGTAATACCATCTTGTGCAAATGCGATACACTTCCTTTTAGAAGATGCAATAGATAGTCTGTTTGATACTATAAAGTTAAAACCTAAGAACGAGTTGATTTCACCATTAGCTAATGCTTTAACTGTGTTGAAATCAGAACTTGTTACTTCAGTAGTTCCTAATAGATCGTTGATTTGTCTTGGAGAAACAATAATGAATCTCGGTATAGAAGGGTCTACACTTGCTAAGTCGAACTTTTCTTTTGTAGTTCTTAATTTAGCAATAGTTAAACCTGCTGTACCTGATTCTACTATTTTCTGTCCTGCTGGTAAAGAAGTAGATGTACTACCAGTTTCACCAGTGTGAGCAGTTCCCAAAGCCGCAGTTATTACTACATCATCCATAGCTCTACCCATTGCCATAGCAGCAGCTTGAGCATAAGATGAAGTCGGGTCTATCAAGAGTCTTACTTTATCTTGTTGATCTATTAAATCCGCAAATTCGTAGTCCGCAAGAGATACTCTTCTTCTAGCATGCGGAGTGTCGATCTGTGGAGTGTCAGAATGTCTGCTATTTTTTAATACAGCAGTTACGCTTCCTACTTGATCGAAGAAAGCATTTTTTCCAACAACAGATTCAAGACGAACTTTGTCTCTTAATAACGATCCCATTTGTTGAGACAACATTTGAATGTTAGCAGAATATTGCTGTACAAATGCTGTAGTTATTTGTGATGACATATTAGTCTCCCATTGTTATCATTTATGTTAAACAATCAGAGA